CAGCGACCCGCGCCGACAGGCGGCACTGCTTTACTGGCAGGGTTTTTCTGTGCGGCAAATCGGGGAGATGCTGAGCCAAAAAACGCCGACCGTGCAGAGCTGGAAAACTCGCGATCAGTGGGAGGCCATTGCACCCATCTCTCGCGTGGAAACCAGCATGGAAGCGCGACTGATCCAGCTCGTTATGAAAGATGTAAAGGAGGGGAAGGACTACAAAGAGATCGATCTGTTAGGCCGACAGATTGAACGTCTGGCACGGGTAAACCGTTACAACCATACCGGCAGCGAGGCTGATTTAAACCCGAACGTTGCTAACCGTAATAAGGGCGAACGAAAGGCACCCGATAAGAATGTGTTCAGTGATGAGGCCATCGAGAAACTCGGCGACATCTTCATTGAAACGTCGTTTGAGTATCAGCGCGGATGGCATCAGGCCGGATTACAGCACCGTATCCGCAACATCCTCAAGTCACGCCAGATTGGCGCAACCTTCTACTTTGCTCGGGAAGCGCTGATTGACGCGCTGACCACCGGCCGCAATCAGATTTTCCTGTCAGCCAGTAAGGCGCAGGCGCACGTCTTTAAAAACTACATTATCGACTTTGCCCGACAGGTCGATGTCGATTTAAAAGGCGACCCGATTGTGCTGCCGAACGGCGCACGGCTGATTTTCCTTGGTACCAACGTCCGCACCGCGCAAAGCTATACCGGCAATTTATATCTGGACGAATACTTCTGGATCCCTAAGTTTCAGGAACTGCGCAAAGTGGCTTCCGGCATGTCGCTGCATAAGAAATGGCGTAGCACCTATTTCTCCACCCCATCCAGTCTGGCACACAGCGCCTATCCGTTCTGGTCGGGTGAACTGTTCAACAAAGGCCGTCGCAATAAAGCCGACAGGATTGACCTGGATTTAAGTCACGCTCACCTGTCGAAAGGCGTGCTGTGCGATGACGGCCAGTGGCGGCAGATTGTGACGGTGGAAGATGCGCTGTCTGGTGGTTGTAACCTGTTCGACCTGGAACAGCTGAAACTGGAATACAGTCCCGCCGAATATGAAAACCTGCTGATGTGTGAGTTCGTAGACGATCAGGCTTCCGTGTTCCCGTTCGCTGAGTTGCAGGGCTGCATGGTGGACAGTCTGGACGAATGGGAAGACTTCGACCCGTACCTGAAGCGACCGTTTGCCTATCGTCCTGTCTGGATTGGTTACGACCCGTCGCACACTGGCGACAGCGCAGGCTGTGCAGTGATTGCTCCGCCAGTTGTATCCGGCGGCAAGTTCCGCGTGCTCGAGCGTCATCAGTGGAAAGGCATGGACTTTGCCGCGCAGGCCAAAAGCATCGAAGAACTCACAAATCGTTATGCCGTTGAGTACATCGGTATCGATGCAACTGGCATCGGGCAGGGTGTATTCCAGCTTGTGCAGCAGTTCTTTCCTGCGGCGCGTGAGATCCGTTACAGCCCCGAAGTGAAAACCGCGCTGGTACTCAAAGCAAAAGACACCATCAGCTCCGGCCGCCTGGAATATGACACCGGCCATACCGACATCACAGCGTCGTTTATGGCGATCCGCAAAACCATGACTGCCAGCGGCAACCGTTCAACCTACGAAGCCAGCCGCAGTGAAGAGGCCAGCCACGCCGACGTCGCGTGGGCAATCATGCACGCCCTGTTAAACGAACCACTGACCGCCGCCAACGGCGGACAAAGCCCGAACATTCTGGAGTTCTACTAAATGAGCAAGCGCAAATACCGTAAAGCCACGCAGACCACGATCACTGAAAGCCAGCAGGGCGCAGAGGTATTCAGCTTCGGTGATCCGACGCCGGTTTTAGACCGCCGCGAGATTCTGGATTATATCGAATGTACCGGCAACGGCCGCTGGTATGAGCCACCGGTCAGTTTCGATGGCCTTGCCCGCAGCCTTCGCGCCGCCGTTCATCACAGCTCTCCGATTTACGTGAAGCGGAATATTTTGGCATCGACGTTTATCCCGCATCCACTGCTGAGCCAGCAGGAGTTCAGCAAATTCGCGCTGGACTATCTGGTATTCGGAAATGCGTATCTGGAACTGATCCGCAACCAACTCGGCGAACCGTTACGCTTTGAAGCTGTGCCAGCTAAATATGTGCGACGCGGAGTGGAAGAGGGGACTTACTGGTTTGTGCAGGAATGGAAAAAGCCGCATCAGTTCGCAGCAAACAGCATCTTTCATCTGATCGAACCTGACATAAACCAGGAGATTTACGGGCTGCCGGAATATCTTAGCGCGCTTAACTCTGCCTGGCTGAACGAGGCCGCCACACTGTTCCGCCGGAAGTATTACCAAAACGGTGCGCACGCCGGCTACATCTTGTATATGACCGACGCCGCCCAGAGCAGCAGTGATATCGATTCAATGCGTAAGGCAATGAGGGACACCAAAGGCCTGGGCAACTTCCGCAACCTGTTCATGTACGCGCCGAACGGCAAGAAAGACGGCATTCAGATCCTGCCGCTGAGTGAAGTCGCCACCAAGGATGATTTCTTTAACATCAAGAAATCAAGCCGTGATGACCTGCTGAGCGCGCACCGTGTGCCGCCGCAGATGATGGGGATTATTCCTGATAACGCTGGTGGATTTGGGGATGTGGAGAAGGCGGCGCAGGTGTTCGTTAGGAACGAACTGACGCCGCTGCAGGAGAGAATTAAAAACATGAATATTCAAATTTGTTCTGGATTTATTTTTTTTAAAAAATATATTTTTTAAAGTCACCCCAGAGACAAACCATCTCTGGGGTCAGGTCTACGAGTGATTAAAATATGAGTCTATTGCTGCCCGAGATATCTCATACTTTATAGGGGAAATGGTTCGATCTCTAATAAGTAATCCTTTTTTCTCCATTTTCTCAGCTCGTTTAGCTATAAGTTGTGACGAAACATCAAGTTCTTCAGCAATTTCTCTCGCAATCATTTTTTCTCCTGACTTATTTAGTTCATGAAGAATCGATAATTCTTGTTGAGGAAGAAGTTTTCTTTTGTCTATTTTTTCAATCTCGGAACTAATACTCTGTGAGAATGATTGTACTTCAACAATAGAATGGCATTCATTACATTGCATTTTGTTATACTGAAGAAATTTCAAATCTTCGTAAGGGAAGGTTTTTTTGCATAATGGGTTTAAGCAAATGATATTTTTAGATTCTTTTAAAAAATCCTCTATAAGCTTGTTAAAATCGAATGGTCTTTCAAGGAAATAAGTCCTATGGACACTACCGTCGGGTTTTCCCCAACGTAAGTTCTCATTCTTACATAGGCCATAGTTTAAACCATATATGGAGACTTTATTACCATCCCGATCACTCATTTCATTATATTTTGTAATGAAGAAATTAAGTTCTAAAGTTCTCAGAAAATGCTCAAGGGGAGGTAAAAAATTAAAGTGACTACAAAATGGATTGTTGCGTTCGCTGTTATAAATCGAGCCGCTATACTCATTAGAGATAATCATCTTTTTAATTGATTTCATTCTTTCGATTATCAAAGTGAGTACTTCTCTTTGTTGTAATTCACTTGCTTTTTCATTAAATGACATGAGGCTGTGAGTTGTGATATCAAAAAACTTTGAAACAACTTTGTTATAATATAATGTAGATGCACTTTCGATAGATGATTTGTTTATTTTTCGGCCAAGTGAGGTTTGGGTCTGATGGCAGTAAAATAAAATATAGCCAATTATTCTAGGGACATTCATAGAAACTTTGAAAATTAGATTGCAGTAATCTTCGACGGTGTTACTCGAATTCACATCAAAATAATCCTCAAATTTTTTGTTGGTATAATAATCTATACGATTTTCAATAATTCTCTGAGTGAATTCGGTAGATAAGGATTCCATTGTCGCCTTATCATAATTAGAATACAAATTGTAAAAATCAAGTTCGACAATATCAACCTTACCAACGTCGATATCACCATAGTAAATTCTTGTTGGATAAGCAGCTACTTTAAAACAAATAAATTCATCTGCCCAATTATTGAGGGGCGCCAAAACCACATCAACAAAATTTTTAATTGTATCTTCATCAACCTCTGAGAAATCATCGAGGAATATAACTATTTTTTTGACATCAAGATCAGATAAGATATCTTTTATTTCTTCAATGACATTCTTTATCTGAAAGACTTTGAGTAAAACAGTCGAGAAGTTTCGCTGCCACGCATCGGCGGATTTGTTTTTTTTGGAATTGGTGTTTGCAGCGGTAATGCCTATATTCACTTTGCTAGATGCGAGGGTTTTCTCCAGCCCCGCATTTCCTGAAATAGCTAATGATGAATTAACTTCACTCTCGTTATTATTTGAGATAGTAGTCCCTACTTCAAGCAATACGGGTAGCTCGATATCTTTAAGATATTGGTTGTTTTCTATTTTCAATAGCAGAGAGTCGATTTTTCTTTTAACATTGCTTTTTTTATGTGCTTGCAAAATACCAGTGAGTTTCGCAAAAAAACCATCTGCTTTATTATTAAGTTCTGTGCCTATTGCCTTCAGTATATTTTTAATAAAAGACCGTTCCGTGAGGTATTTCTGTAGTACAGAATCAGGGATTTTTCCTCGGAGATGGTCAATTTTTTGATGCTCTCCTTTTATGCTTTCAAAAACTGTTTTAGTATCAATGTAGCAAGGTAAATATTTGGGGTCCTTTCTATATTCACTTTCAAGCCTTAAAATTATCGTTGATTTACCAGTTCCTTTTCTACCAACAAGAAAGGTTGTGTTGTCCGTAAAACACATGTTAAAAACATGATTATTAGGCAGTAAATCGGTATATAAGTTGTCAATCAACGATCTTTCTTTAGAATCTTTAAGTTCAGCCCTTTTGAATTTTTTCAAAGTTTCAACTGCTTTGAAAAAATCATCAATGTCACTTTTTGTTAACATAAAGCTTCCCTTGCTAGAAATAGAATTATTTTTTCTAAACTATCACTTTTCAAATGTTGTTGGCAATATGATCCATACGGTGAACTTATGGTGGAGCGCGCAATGCTATCCCCGCCACGCCTGCCCGCTTTATGGGGCGCTTTTGATGCAGTTGCGTGATCCACTGTGATCCACGCCAGCACTGGTGTCGCGGGGAGAAAAGAGCAGGGCGATCACAATGC